CAGATTCGTAGTTTTTTTTCACTAAACTAGAAAAAATCAAATTTTGGAGGGTCGGACTGATGCCTCTAATCTATTTGTGGCCGCTGCTGCTCATGATGCCATTCTGGTCGGTTTCGGCTATGACGGGCTGGCCAGAGCGGCCAAAAGTCATTGAAAAAGAGAAGATTGACGACGTTTTTGCGATGCCGAAGCGTTAAATATTGATTTTGAACACCCTAGAGACGGATTCGTTCCGACTAGGTTGTAGCGACCGCGGCGAATGGGCCTAGCGGTGAGGCGCGGCCCGATAGGGCGTCTAGCGCAGTTCCAGCGGGTGGGGACGGTACCCCCGCAAGCGGCGTTGCCCGGCAATAAGCTTCTCGTGTAGCGCGGTGGAAAGCGCGGGAGTACGAGGCCTGGCAGCGTGACAGAGGCGCCGTAGCCAGGGCGCGAGGCTTGAAAGTTCTGGAATAACGCGGTCCGGCGGCCGCGATGTTACCGCCGGTTTTAATTCATGGAGAGTCCAATGGGTCCCGATTTGGTTGCGTGGCTTATCCTCGTCGGTCTCGGCGCTTCTCTTGCCGGCATCCTCTTTTGGCTTTTCAAGGTCTAACATGGCCGACCTTTCCAAACTGCTGCGCCTAGATGCCCTCGACGGAACGCATGTTGTCTCGACACTGGCCGACCTAGTCGCCGCGTCGGGCGGCAAAGACGCGACGAAGGCCCTTGCCGGCGACGGCACCTTTCAGAGCTTGTCCGGCCTATCCTCTCCCGTCACTGTCGGTTGGGCCGTTACGCCCTACAATGCTGGAACCAAGAGCAGCGGCACGTTCACGCCAGCCCTAACTAACGGCAATTATCAGTATTTCACTAACGGTGGCGCCTTCACGCTAGCCGCTCCCGCGACTGACGGCGCGGTTGAGTTCCTAGTCACCAATAACGGCTCTGCCGGGACCATCACGTTTTCCGGCTTTACGGTCGGCGCCAACATTGGCGACGCGCTCGACACCACGAACGGGCATTATTTCATCCTCTCGATTAGGCGCATCAACTCGATTGCGACTTATGCCATCCGGGCGCTTCAGTGACCATTGCGTTCAATTGGCACAATGAGGCATCAAATTCATTTTTTGGCCCGGCCACATCCCTCAATGTAGGGTCCGATAGCGCGACCGGCTCTAATGGGACGTTTACGGCAGGTGATTTTCTACTATGCTTCGTTACCGTTTATGCAAACGTTGGGACGATAACGCCACCCGCAGGATGGACCCTGATTGGGAGTCAACAGCTGGCTGGTTCACTCACCACTGGATTCTTCTACAAAATTGCCGGCGTATCAGAAAGCGGTAGCTATACATTCTCGTGGACCGGTTCGAATTTTTGCGCCTGGGGACTTTTGAATTATAGCGGTGGCGCGTCAATAGACGCGTCCGGCGCTGGGACTTTCGACTCAGGCGGGACAACAAACTGCACCGCAGTTTCTATTTCGCCAACAGGCGCAAGCGATACATTAATTGCGCTATGGGTTTTCAATCAGGCTGACGCCGTCACTGCGCCCGGCGATATGACGCAAAGGGTTAATCTTACGCAGGAAAGCGGCACTATCGTCTATTTGGCGTGCGACAAAGTGTTGAGCGCTTCCGGGGCTACCGGGAGCGAGGTGGCCACGCAGGCAACGTTTCATATGGGCGCATATCTTATGGTCGCCATTCAACTGCCACCTTCTGGAATGACTTTTTTCTGCATGCCTATGATGGGTGCCTAAATGCCCGCGGGTGGAGCTCGCGATGGTTCGGGGCGCAAGCCGAAAGAGGCTACGACCGCGGTCATCAAGAAATCACGCACCGCTCTGGAGTTTCTGGCGCGCGTCTACAACAACCAAGACCTTGATATCGAAATTCGCATAAAGGCCGCGGTCGCCGCTGCGGGCGCCGAGAAGGCCGTCATTCAAAAGAGAGGCAAAAAAGACCTCGACCAAGAGGTGGGGACCGCTCCGCCGACCGAAAGTGAGTGGTCACACCTAAGGTAAAATCCATGCAGCTCGACTTATCCCGGACCGATTGGCGAGAGCGAATAAAATCCGGGAAAAGCTTGCTACCCGAAAATCTATCTTTGAACTTGGACGAGGCTCTGGCCGCCGAGCGAACCTTTAACGCCTTGAGGCTACCCGACGTTGCCGGCAACCCGAGACTAGCCGATGCTTCTGGACAATGGTTCCGGGATATCGTTCGTGCTTTGTTCGGGTCCTATGACCCGGAAACGGGCGAACGAAGCATCCGCGAGCTTTTTTGCGTTGTCCCTAAAAAGAGTTCAAAGACAACATATTCTGCGGCGTTAATGTTAACGGCGCTTCTGCAGAACAGGCGACCGCGAGCGGAGTTTCTATTTGTCGCGCCGAGCATCAAGATTGCCGAACTTGCCTACAATCAAGCGCGAGGGATGATTGAGATTGACCCGTTCCTATCTAAACGGATTCACTGCAAGGATTATACGCGCCTTGTCACTGATAGAAAAACGGGCGCTACTCTACAGGTCAAGACTTTCGACCCTGCGATTGTTACGGGTTCGCGCGGTTCGGGAATCCTCCTCGACGAATTGCACGTTGTCGCAGAAACAAACGATGCCGACCGCGTTATAGGCCAGTTGCGCGGAGGATTGATATCGCAGCCCGAGGGCTTTCTGGTTTTCATTACGACGCAGGGCGAGCGCGCTCCCGCGGGAGTGTTTCGGTCCGAGCTTCAAAAGGCCCGAGCCATCCGCGACGGTCGGCTGCAATCGCGCATGTTGCCGGTGATTTACGAGTTTCCCGAGGACGTTGATTGGAAAAACCCGGACAATTGGTGGATGGTAAGCCCGAATTTAGGCCGGCCGGTCACTATTGAGACGCTAAAAGACGGTTGGCGCACCGCCGAGTTCCAAGGCGAGGAGGAGCTTCGCCGTTGGGCCAGCCAACACTTGAACGTAGAGGTAGGCGTGCGCCTCATGACCGACATGTGGTCGGGCGCTGGTTTTTGGGAAGAGAGCGCGGATTGTTCGATTACGCTAGAAGCGCTCGTAAAACGTTGCGAAATTGCCACGGTCGGCATTGACGGAGGGGGGCTAGACGACCTTTTCGGCTTCTCGGTCATAGGCCGAGAGCGCGGGACGGGCAATTGGCTGGCGTGGTCGCGGGCGTGGTGTCACAACAGCACGCTAGAAAAGCGCAAGGACGTTGCCGGCGCGTTGAGGGGATTTGCCGATGACGGCACCCTGACTATATCAAACCACGTAGGCGACGACCTAACAGCCGTGGCGGACATTGTAGAGCGACTCGACATGGTCGGGCTACTCCCGGACGAAAACGCAATCGGTGTAGACCCCGCAGGAATTGGTGACGTGGTCGAGGCAATCGTTGCCCGAGGCATTAATCAGGACCGAATTGTCGGGATTCCGCAGGGTTGGAAGCTCACTGGCGCTATAAAGACGGTTGAGCGCAAGCTTGCGGGCGGCGAATTCAAGCACGACGGCTCTGCCCTCATGAATTGGTGCGTGGGCAACGCTAAAGTCGAGCCCCGCGGCAACGGCATAATGATAACCAAGCAACAGGCCGGCAAGGCCAAGATTGACCCGCTTATGGCGCTGTTCGACGCCGCTGCCCTCATGTCTCTTAACCCTACTGGCGGACCCTCGGTTTATGAGGCTGTGGCGTCAACAAGGGATTCTGTAGAGCTTCGCGAGGCAAAAAAGGCGCGTCTTGAAAGGTTTTTTGGCAAAACATGAGCAAATTATTTGCAATAGCTGGCGCCGTTCTGCTTTTCGCGGGAGCGCTCGCCGAGGCTTTCACGCTGGTACTCGCCGGAAATATGTTTTTGGCCTGGGCGCCGGTTTTTAGGCCCTTCCGATGAATGTTTTTCAAACGGCATGGAACGCCTTGGCCGGCTATTTTGGCAATCGCGAAACGCAAAGCCATTGGCCAAACCGTGCGCAGCGCATTGTTTACGTGCAATCGTCCATTGCCGGCATCCGAGTCACTCCCGACACCGCACTACAGAGCGCTGTCGTTTGGGCGTGCGTCAATGTGCTAGCCAAAAGCGTCGCGCACCTTCCTTGGCGCGTCATGAAGGACAATGGGCCAGGCTCTAGTCTCATAGCAACTGGAGACCTCGACAGCATTTTGAACAACCGGCCCAACCCGGAAATGTCGAGCTTCACTTTCCGGCAAACGATGGTCGGAAATCTTATGACCTGGGGCAATGCTTACGCTGAAATAGAGCGCGACGTTGCCGGACGACCCGTGGCGCTGTGGCCGATTGAACCGGACCGAGTGTTCGTCAAGCGCGACTTTGAGACGAATAGGCTTTATTATCAGGTCAATAACCAGACGACAGGGTTAACCGACCTCGACATGATGGATATGTTCCATGTTCACGGTCTCGGTTTTGATGGCGTTACCGGTTATCGGACTGTTGGATATGCGGCGCAGAGTATTGGCTTGGCGATGGCCATCGAACGTTTTGGCGCGAGTTTCTTCGGCAATAACTGCCAACTTGGCGGAGTTATCGAAAGCGATAAATCGAACCTAACGCCTGAGGCGAAGGACGCGCTAGAGGCAAGCTTTAACGAGAGGCATCAAGGCCCGGATAAGGCTTTCCGCGTCAAGTACATTGACAACGGCATGAAATTCAAGCCGCTTGAGGTTGAGCCCGACAAGGGCCAGTTCACACAATCGCGTGAACACCAAATCGAGGAGATTTGCCGTTGGTTTGGCGTGCCCCCGCATAAGGTGGCGCATCTTACCAGAAGCACAAATAACAATATCGAACACCAGGGCATCGAGTTCGTCCAAGACGGGATTTTGCCGCTTACCGTCCTTTTCGAACAAGAGGCAAATTACAAGCTCATTTCACCGCGCAATCCGAAAGGCTTCTACACACGGATAGACGTGCGCGCTCTTCAGCGCGGCGACATGGTCGCACGGCAGGCTTTTTACTCTGCCATGTGGGACCGAGGAGTCCTATCCGCAAACGATATCCTTCACATGGAAGGCATGAACGCCATCCCCGATGCCGAGGGCGGAAACAAGCGCTTCGTGCCGCTGAACTGGCAATTGCTCGCGGACGCGGGCGAGGCTGAACCGCCGGGATTTGATGATGGCGGCGGCGAGGGCGACAACGAACCAGCAGGCGCCGACCCGGACCGCGGCACACAATCAGAGGACAAATAATAATGGCCGATTTTAATACCGTTTTGCATATCGAACACCACGGACGCTCGCTTGTCGCCAAGATAAGCGACCTTGTTTGGGAAACAACTGGCGGCAATCCGCATGTTGTCCTTTGCGGCGACGGCGTGTTTCGCACCCTCGACGAAATGCTGGCTCACAAGCCCGTCGTCGTGATGCCCACTGCACCGCTCGAAATGGTCGAGGTTACCGAGTCCCATGATTAAGTTCATTGCAAAAGGGACCGAGGCCGAGATTTACATTTACGAACCAATTGGTGAGCCCGGATATTTCGAGGACGGAATTACCGCTAAAGCCTTTGGGCAGGATTTAGCGGCGCTAGGGAAAGTCAATAAGATTACCTGCCGCATCAACAGCCCTGGCGGAAGCGTGTTTGACGGTCTTGCGATTTACAACCTGCTCGCCTCGCACCCCGCCAAAGTCAAGATGTGCATTGACGGCCTCGCAGCCTCGATTGCAAGCGTCATTGCAATGGCGGGCGACGAAATCGAAATCGCCGACAATGCAACCATGATGATTCACGATGCATGGGGCATGGTCATGGGTAACGCGGCGGAAATGCGCAAGCAAGCCGACGTGCTTCAAGCTCAAAGCGAGAATATCGCCGCTCTTTACGTCAAGCGGTCAAGTACCGACATGGCCACAATCCGCGACCTGATGGAAAAGGAAACTTGGCTGCTTTCCGAGGATTGCGTCAAGTACGGGCTGGCCGACCGGGTTTCTGACAACATGAAGCCGATGGCTTGCGTGTTCAATAATCAGAAATTCAAATATCGGAACGTGCCGAAACCCATCATTGAGGCGACCGTAAAACTCGACGACGAGCGATACAGGCGCCTATATCAACGCGTCGAGGCGGCTAAGGCCGATTTGACGAAAATCAATTTAGCGGCGCAGCGAGCAAAATGACCCGCATACCGATGGTAAGCGGCGACGAATACAACGACCTTACTAAGACCGGCCGTAAGTTTCATAAGTTCCGTGCGGGACAGCGCGCCCGCACAAAGCGTTCATACCGCCGTCGTGAACGGCGCATTTCCAAAATACTCGCTTTAGCGAGTTGAAGGCCCTTAAACGCGCGCCTGGGCAACGCAATTTCATCGGCTCGCCGAGCGCGCGCCACTCATACCAAGAGGTAAATTTTTCATGAGAATTTTTAACGAAGGCAACCCCCTTCAGCTTTTGCGGGACACATTGGTCACGCTGAACGAGCGGGCTGTTACGATTCAGGCTGCGGCCGACGCTGCAAAGCGCGGCTTCAGTGCAGAAGAGGCTTCCGACCTTGATACCATTTTCGCCGATATCGACGCCACAAAGGCCCAGATTAGCCGACGCGAAATGATTCAGGCGAATATGGCGAGCCTGCATGTTGGTTCCGGCCGACAGACCGAAGCGACTGTTGCGGCTGACACATCCGACCCGGTTGCGGCGGCCGTTGCCACTGCAAAGGCGGCTGTTCCGACACAGAAGCGCCCGTTCGCTCAACCTATCGACATGAGCGACACGCGTCGCCGCGGCTTTCCGACACTCGGACATTTCGCAGCGTCCGTGTATTCGGCCGGTCTTCCCGGTGGTCACTCGCACGTTGACCCCCGTCTAGTCCTCGACGCTCCGACCACTTATGGCTCGGAAGGCGTTGGCGCAGACGGTGGCTTTGCGGTTCCGCCCGAGTTCCGCACCATGATTATGGAAAAGGTCATGGGCGAGACTAGCCTTCTGGCCCGCACCGACCTCATCGACGTTGCTGGAAACAGCCTGACAATCCCGACCGACGAAACCACTCCTTGGCAGAGTTCGGGCGGCATTCTCGCTTATTGGGAAGGCGAAGGCGCACAAATCTCTCAGACAAAGCCGAGCCTGCAAGACACCACAATCCGACTCAACAAACTGGCGGCCCTCGTGCCGGTGACCAGCGAGTTGCTTGAGGACTCCGCGGCTCTTGGTTCCTACATCAACCGTAAGGCTCCCGAGAAAATCGACTTCAAGGTGAGCAACGCGATTGTGCAGGGAACTGGCGTTGGCCAGCCTTTGGGCATTCTGAAGAGCCCCGCGCTCGTCAGCGTTGCCAAGGAAAGCTCGCAGACCACGTTCACAGTGAACTTTGCCAACGTGTCGAAGATGTACTCGCGCTTATACGCTCCGGCGCGTGCAAATGCGGTGTGGCTTATCAACCAGGATGTTGAGCAGCAGCTTAACGCTATGGGCTTCCCGTCCAATGGCGCGACAACTCTGCAATTCCCGGTCTACATGCCGCCCGGTGGCGTGAGCGGTGCACCCTATGCGACTCTGTACGGCAAGCCGGTCATCGTGACTCAGGCATGTAACGCGCTCGGGTATCAGGGCGACGTGATTCTGACAGACCTTAAGGCCTATCTTGCGGCTCAGAAGGTCGGCGGACTCCGCGCCGAGACAAGCATCCACCTTTGGTTCGATTACGACCAAGTGGCCTTCCGCTTCATTCTGCGAGTGGCAGGTCAACCGTGGTGGAATCAGGTTATCAGCCCGCGCGACAGCAACGCTAAGACGCTTTCGCATTACGTGACGCTCGACGCACGCACGTCCTAATTTTAATTCCCCGCGCTAGCCGCGGGGAACCCCTTTTCCCCGAATAGGAGATTTTCCCAAAATGATTACCGAAAATGCACAGTTTGTCGAGCAGGCCGTTATTGCTCAGACACTGTCTAACACCACTCCCAGCACGACGACCCCCCGTCGTGTTTCTATGAAGGGCTATCACCGCGCCACTGTCGTCATTTCCGCTCTGAACGCGACGACTGTTACCGGCTCGGCCATTACCCTGAAGCAGACGACCGACATTGCCAACGCCAACAGCGACGAGAAGGCCGTGGCCTTCACATCGATGTATGCGAACGCCGATGTTGGCGCGTCTAACGTCCTTGTTGCCACTGCGGTTTCCAATAACACCTTCACCACTGCCGCGGTGAACTCCAAGGAAATGCAGTACATCATCGAGGTTACCCCCGATATGCTCGACATGAACGGCGGCTTCGACTGCTTGCGCGTCGGCACCGGGAACGCGGTTGCGACGACTCTGAACGTCGAGATTATTCTGTGGTCCGCCAAGTACGGCAAGGTTGTGCCGGCGGCCGTTGACTCCTCGGCCAACTAATGAATAGCGTGTTTATTGCCACCCCGGTCGCTAGAAAACCTTCGTGGCAATACACGCGATCACTGCTCAACACCGCGTTGGAACTACAACGACGCGGTGTTGAATTTACCCATGAGTTTGTAGTCGGTTGCGCGGTTGCCGCAAAAGCGCGAAATCAATTAGTTGCCCTATTCCTAGCGTCAAAGAAAGACTCTCTAGTCTTCATCGACGATGATATGGGCTGGCGCACCGAGGATTTTATGCGCCTCGTCGAGTCCGATAAGGACGTGGTCGCTGGCGTCGGCCGCCGCCGAGACCAGAAGGTCTCGTACTGCTACAAGGCCCTTAAAGGCGGGCGCACCGAGGGCGCAAACGTCGAGGTCGCCGCGGTAGGCGCGGCTTTCATGAAGATAGACCGAAGCGTCTTCAAAAAGATTATCGCTTCCGACCCGCAATGCGGGCGCATGGGCGTTGTACGGCGCAATGCTGAACACCAAAGGCTTATACCGTACTATCACATTTTCCACTCGCCGGACGACGAAGGCGAGGACTACGATTTCTGCCGTACTTGGCGCGGGCTAGGCGGTAGCGTTTGGGTTTGCCCGGATATCGAACTGTCACACGTAGGCGAATCTGAATTCAAGGGAAGGTTATCAGAACATGTTCATCAAGTTCCGTGAAACGCGCCAGCTACTCCGCGGCAATCGTAAAGAGCTTGTGCAGTTTTTTGCCGACTCCGTGCACAAGATGGAACCGGATATGGGGCATTTCGTGCATGAAGGTAGCGCGGTCACTGTCGAACCTGTGGTCGAGGTGGTCGTTTCCGGCGAAGAGGCCCAGAAGGCGCCTCGGGCAAAGCGCACCTAAATGTATCGGTTTTTGACCGTCACAACGCCCGCCATATCTAAAGACCTGACGACGGTTGCGGCCGTAAAAGCGGACCTCGGGATGGCCAACACGGCTAATGACTCCGTGCTGGCGACTATGGTCACGCAAGCGTCCAAGTTCGTCGCCAAATATTGTCGGAGGGAATTCGTTGCGGAAACTGTCACAGAAACGTTCAGACCATATCCTTTTGTCGATAGTGCATCTCTTAATAATCTACCTGACTATATTTGGCTTCGTCGGACTCCTGTTGTTTCGTTCACTCAGGACGGCAACGGTAAGCTTTTATTCACGCGTGACGGCGAGGCGCTAACCGAAAACGTTGATTTCGAGTGCGACCATAGTATAGGCCGCATCGTTTGGCTGTGGAATGACATGCCGTTGCGCTGGCATTTCCGCAAGCTAGTCATTCCCTACACTGGCGGATTCACGGTCGGCAATATTGACGACGACGTGCAACGCGCCACTATCGAAACCGTAAAGCAATTGTGGTTTTTCCGCTCGCGCGACCCGTACATCAAGGCGCACGAAATTCCCAACGTTGCGAGCATTACTTACTCCGACGTAACGCGAGGCGGTTGGCCGACACCGCAAATCGCAGCGCTACTCGCACCGTGGCAGTCGGCAGTATTCTGATAGCTTGAAGGCACATTAAGCCGCTTTAGCTCAGTTGGTAGAGCAGGGTTTTTGTAAAGCTCAGGTCGTGGGTTCGACTCCTACAGGCGGCACCATTATTGGAGACAAAATGAAAACATTTGCATTGGTTCTCGCCTTGCTCGGGTTTAGCACAGCGGCTAACGCGTGGTGCGCCTACGGCGAAAGCGCAGCTTACGACTATTATTCGCACACGTGGGTGCACCGCACCGACTCGTATCTTTGTTATCCCGCGAATCCCGCAGGGAAGGCGCAAGCCGTATCCTTGGCCAAGCAGCTTGCTGTAAACGAAGCCAACATTTTCCGAGTTTCCCAGTACCTTAGAGTATTTGCAACGTCGGGCGCCGGACAGGCTGACGCTTTGAGCCTCATGACGACTGACTCCTATTCCTACTTTTTCTCCTACGTGGCACCCTGAAAATGGCAAACGTAAACGACCCTAACGACGGCGTTACCTTTCTGGTTTCCTCGGTTGCCGAGGACGTCCAGCCCGTATCGCCCGACGACAATAACGACCTACCGACCGCGGCAAAAGGTCTTCGCGTAGTCACGGCCGGAACTGTTACGGTTAAAACCCGCGGCAACGTGTCGCGTCTACTGAATTTCGCCGCAGGAGAAACGCGCCATATTCGCGTTATCCGAGTTTACAATACTGGCACCACTGCCGGAACAATCGAGGCTTTAATCTGATGGCGAATGCAAACGACCCGAACGATATCTTTAATTTCCTGCCGTCCTCGGCAGCAGAAGACGCCTACCCGGTCACCAAGAGCGACTCGGTCGACCTGCCGACCGCGGCCAAGGGGCTTCGCGCAAACGCGGCCGGTAACATGGTCGTTTGGACCCGCGGTGGCGGAAGCGCCAACCCTCGCACGTTGGCTTTCGCGGCGGGCGAAACTCGCTACGTGCGCGTGACGCGCGTTTTAAGCACAAACACAACGGTTGTCGGCATCGAAGCTCTTACCTAAAGGGGGACGCTATGCACGTCGTCACTTGCGTTTCCAACCCGCACGGCTGGCGCAGCCGCATCGATTTGGCCACCAAGGCTATTACGTCTTGGGTAGGACATGGTGCCGCTGTGACGCTAGTCGAATGTGCTCACGGTGACCGAGCTTTTGAGCTTTCTGGGTTACCTAGAATTAAGCATATCGGAGTTCGAGCGACGACGACGGCGTGGTCGAAAGAAAACCTGCTCAATATCGGCATTGCATCGCTTCCGCACGATATTTCAAAGATTGCAACTATCGACGCCGACGTTACTTGGCGCGACGACTCATGGATGGATAAGACGGTCAAAGCGCTCGACCTCTGGCCAGTCGTGCAAATGTGGTCGGACGCGCTCGACCTCGGTCCGCGCGATGAAATTTTGCAGCATCACGTTAGTTTCGGGCGGCAATATGTCGCAGGTTTTCCGGTCGTCAATACCGGAAAGCTCTGGAAATTCGAAGGCGGACCCATTGATTACCCGCACCCCGGATATGCCTGGGCATGGCGACGAGATTTTCTTGACGCTGTGGGCGGTCTTATTGATTTTGGTGGGATGGGCTCTGGCGACTACCACATGGCACTAGCAATGGTGGGATATGGACAAAAATCGGTGGATGGCAGGGTCGGCTCAGAGTACATGGACGCAATTCTTGCTTGGCAAGCCCGTGCGGCCGTCGCCGCCCGAGGCAAGCTGGGCCACATATGGTCGACGATTGAACATCCTTTCCACGGAACAAAAGCCAATCGCGCCTATCAAGGCCGTTGGGAAATGTTCGTAAAGCACGGGTTCAACCCGCACACGGATCTTAAGCGCAATTCATACGGTGTTATTGAATTCGCCGGAAACAAGCCTCAGCTTGAGAACGATTGGAATAGGTACCTGCTCGCGCGCGACGAAGACTCCAGCGCCTCGCCGGTTGTCGCTTCCTTTATGTCAATGAACACCGCGTCATGATTGATTATCAAACACTCCTTTATGGCCCGATATACGGGTTTCACGGAGTCGACGCACTGATAACGACACCTGCCGGAAACGTTTCCGTCCTTGTGCTCGACCGCACGGCAGGGTCGTCCGAGAAGCTCGGCCACGGGATGATTGTCGAAACGGTAACCCCGATGTGTCGCGTCCGAATGCCCGAGCTTGCAGGCGGGCTCGCCGCGCTCAACGCGACAATTACCGCGCTCGACATGGCATCGGTTATTTTCAGCAACCGTTCGTGGCGCATTCGAAGCTATGAGCCGAAACCGTCCCCTAACGGGGAGGACGACGGCGAGCTTGAATTGATATTGACTATCGCCGAGGTGGTCATGGCGGGCGGCCAATCCGATGGCTCGTCAATCGTCTCGGGCGACGCGACACCGCGCGGCGAGGCCGATGGCTCGGCCAACGTGACGGGCGGAGGTGCTACAGCATGACCGACCGTCGCGAGGCGCTACTTAATCAGCTTGTGGCGATAGCCGCGGCGCAGCCTATTATCGCCCTTGCGGGTAGGAATTACTATGACCCACCCGACAAGCTATTACCTGCCGCGATTGTTTTCGAGGGCGACGAGGAGATTGACGACCGCGACCAAGCTCTTGGACGTTCGGGACAGATTCCTAATCGTGTGCATATGGTACCTTATATTATGGTCACCGCGATGGCGCCGCCTGGAAATATTGTTCAGGTTGGCGGTACGAATATTTGGGCGGATAATCTCGGCCCTAAGCTAAGCGCAATTAGGGTCGGCCTTGTGAAGGCGATTTTGACCGATGCGACTTTGGCGTCAATTTACGGAACTAACGGGCGAGTACTCTATCAGGGAATGGCAAGCGAGATAGTTCCCGGTCGCTCGACAATCGGAAGAGTCTCGCTTAATTTTCAAATCACGTATCCGCTCAAATCTACTGAGCTTTAATAGGAGAAATTATGACTACAACCTGGGTTCACGTGGGCAACTGCCCTTCGTTTATCATCACACCTAAGCCGGAAATCAAGAAGCATTGGTCCAGCATGACCGGCACCAAGAAAATGGACAAGATTGCCGTAACCGCGCAAGAGTTCGAGTTAATGTTAAAGCTCGACGAGTGGGTGCCGGACAATATCATCATGGCCCTGTTTGGCGCATTCGACGCGTCCGACACGACCTCAATGACGATTGATATCGGCGCTGTGTCTAACATCCAACGGCAGGTTAAGCTGGTTGGCACAAACGACATCGGCGCGCATTTGACCGTCATCCTTCCTAACGTCTTCTTGAACTGCAACAAGGCGATTAATTTCATCGGCGACGATTGGGGGGAGTTGGAAATTTCCGGCGACGTCCTTTTGAATGCCGCAGGTACCAATTTCGGCACCGTGCAATTCACGACTGCTAACGGCGCGCCGACAACTCCGCCCTCGACCGTTGATTATTTTATTGGCAAGGGCAACGTCTACACTGGTACGCCTACCGCGTAATTGTTCCTATCTATCTATTCCCCTTGGGCCGTTCCGGCCCTTGGGGAACTGTTTTTCACGGGAAAGGAACGTTTTTCATGAGTTTCTTATCTGAGCTTATTCCGCAACCCGAGAAAGTGTTAATCGGCGAAAAGGTCCTCGACGTTTACGGGCTGTCCTTCCGCCAATTAGCTTCTATCATTGCGCGCTTTCCAAAAATCTCAGAGCTATTCCTGGGTAGCGGGCTTGCATTCGCCTCTATCCTTGCAAAGGAACCCGAGGCGGCCAATGCCATCATGGCGGCTGGGTGCCACGCGCCGGCCGAGTCGGAGCACGAATTCGAATACCTTTCTGCTTCCGCTCAAATCGACATCATAGGCGCCGTCTTTACTCAGACTTTCCCGCAGGGCCTCGCCCCTTTCTCGGAGCGCATAGCCCAGCTAGTAAGCACGCTCGACATCTCGCCCGTGCCGGCCAAGAGCGAAGCCTTGACCGAGTCCTCTCCCGCAGTCTCCGCGAGCTAATGAAAACTGACGGGCAAGCCGCGCTCGACTACACACCGCGGCAAGCTGCCTTCATGCTCAAGCTCGACCGCACCGAATCCCGCCGCATACATGCTCAATTACTCTCAATCGCCGCCATGGGCGCGCGTGGTGAATGGCGCGACGTGCAAAACACGGTGAAGGAGTGGGGCCGGTGAGCATTTCGCTTATTTGTAGTGTAATAGATGGGTCATTCAAAAAAGAAATCGACGCGGAGACTAAGAAATTTAAGGAAGCCGAAGAGGGCGCGGTGAAGGACGCAGGAAGGGCGGCGGTTGAATACGCCAAGGCAGCTATTGCTGGCGGCGGGTTTGGCGGATGGTGGCAACGCGGCGTCAAAATGACAAATCTTAAAAAGGACAGCGACGGGGTTTACGTCACCGTTTACGATAAAATCAGAATATCGACCGTCTTCGAAAAGGGCACGTCGATTAATGGTGAGCCCTTGCTATGGATACCTACCGATGCGGTCCCCAAGGGTACCGGCAACAATCAATTGACGCCGAAACAGTTCGTCGCGCGCCTCGGGCAGAAGCTTGTATCTGTCAACTTGCCCGGTCATCCACCTATGCTACTTGGTCCTGGCTCGGGTGGCATCGTCCGGGCCACTGCCAAGTCTGTAAAAATACGAAAGAAGCGCGGGTCCGCGGTGTTTGGTAACGAGTTCGGGGACTTGGTTCCGATGTATATCGGTATTAGTTCCGTCAAAATGCCCGTGCGATATAATGTCACGGAAGCAATTAAAAAGGGTGCCGAGCAGGTACTTGAATTTTTCGCGAAAAGAATGGGTTCGTAAATGGCCTTTGAAGCTAAAGTATCAATCAAAGGCGTTAAAGATATAATCGCCGACCTAAACAAGCTCGGCCCTGCCGGCGAGGCCGCAGCTCGCAAGCTTGAAGCTGCCCTGAACAAGGGCGAAATGGGCAAGGGCCTAGAAAAGTTAGGAGAACAAGCGACTTCAGTTTTCGAGAAGATATCAGAAGGTATAGGCGCAATAACCGGAACAAAGTTCGGTGAAGGCGCAAAGATTTTTGACGAGATATCTAAACACGCGGTTACTGCGGGCAAGGCGCTCGTTAGCGTATTTAGTAGCATCCACTCGGGCAGTTCTGAGGCCGCGGCAGGGGTAAAGGCGGCCGGCGCTGCGGCCGCAACTGCCGGACAAGGCGCGGCGGCCGGCGCTGGCGGGTTTGCTAGGGTCGTCGGCGCTCTTGCCGGGTTTGCCACCGTTGCGGTTGGCGTTGCAACCGCCGTCGCCGCTACGGCGGTCGCAGTCGGAGTCCTGACATACAAGGCCAACGAAGCCGGCGCTGCAATACTCGACCTGCAATATGCGGCCGGCGCAACGGCTGAAGACACTCAGCGTATGGCCGCTGCGGGCGAGGCCGCAGCGGTAGGGTTTAAGGCTATGTCGGAACTCGGCCGCGACGTTCGCAAGGGATTCCGAGAGGCATCGCTTGCGGCCGACTCTGTTGTCGAGTCCTGGGAGGTCATGAAGGAACGCGTTTCCACTGCTGCGGAAGCCGTTCAAATCGCAGAAACAGAGCAGGCCGAATCCGCAATATCGTCAGCCGAACGCATTAAAAATGCAGAACAAGAAAAGGCGGATGCGGCAGAAGAGTCGGCGGAACGACAAGTTGACGCAGCGCAAAAAGTAAAAGATGCGCAAAACGCAGTCGCCAACGCGGAGTATAATGTTGAGAAGGCGAAGCAACATGAGGCCGACCGAGCGACCGATGAAGCGCGCTCGGAGCGCAGCGAATATCGCAGTGAGAAGCGTAGCGCCGAAGACTTTAAGGAACGGCGAGACGACTTAGCCGATAGATACGCAAGCGGAAAGCTATCGACTAAGGACTACGAAAAAGAAAAGAAAAAGATAGACAAGGACCAACAACGCGCCAAGGAGGACCAAGCCGAACGCCGCGCGGAACTTGCCGAGAAAAAGGCGCAACAACAGCGCGAGCAAGAGTCGCACCACGAACTAGTCGAGGCTGAAAACAACCTTCAAAAGGCGATTGAAAATCTACAAAGGGCCATTGAGAAGCAGAAGACTGACGCTCGCAAGGACAAAGAACACCAAGATAGGGCAGACCGCAAAGAAGAGGATGAGAAGCGCAAGCAGTCAGAGGAAGCCGACAAGGCCAAGAAGACGGTCGACCGCGCGCACACTATGGAGGACCGCATAGTCGCCGGCAAAGATGAGTTTGCGCGTCAGACAAAGGAAAATAGCCCGGCTTTGCTTCGCCTGTTCTCAGGCTTTAAGGGACTCGACGAGCCGGGCGGCGAAGATGCATACAAGGACGCTAAAGCGAAGCTTAGAAAATACAACGCACTGCCCGACGACACATCGCAAGAAAATGCGATGTTCGATGAAATTAATCGGTACAAGGCCGCGCACGGTGACGACCAAAACATAAAGAGATTTTTTAACGAAATATCGCCGCAGTACGGACGTAGGATTGACCAAAACTCGGAAGAAATTGGGAACGTATTCAAGACGCCGACTAGTCAACTCGACACCGGCTTTTTCCCAAGCACACCAAAGATTGAGTCGGAAGGACGCGGCGCAGACACCCAATTTCGGGCAAAAGAGGGCGCCGAAAATATGCTCATTCACGGCGCTGGCGGATTTTTAAGACAATTTGGAGAATCCTTCTATCGCGGCCTGACGGGGACACACCCCGTAGAGGGCGAGGGCCACGAGGAAGGAAAGGCCGAAAGCGGACATGGCTTCCAACAGCAGAACCAAGACGGGTCAAAAAAAGTGCTCGCGCCAGCGGCAGAACAAGCGGCCCACGCCCTTGGAGATATAAAGCCGCGCGCGGAACCTGCGGGCAAGGCGCTAGAAGATATCAAGCCGAAAGCAGAACAGGCTTCAGAGGCTCTCGGCGAATTGGGGACTAAGGTCGCGCCAATCGGCGAAGCAATGTCGAACATAGGTCGCGCCTCAAGCGCGATAGACCAGTTGGCAAACGCGGCAAATCGCGCCGCCGAGGCGCTTGCAAAATGCGGGTGCGAGGGCGGCGACGCAAGCGAGGCAGGGGCTGACGGCCACGCGGCTGGGGGCCTGATTTCCGGGCCCGGCACCGGTACGTCGGACTCGATACCGGCGCAACTTTCGCACGGTGAATTCGTGGTTAACGCCGCCACGGTGTCGAGGCTAGGCGTACCCTTCATGCACGCCCTGAATTCCGGCAAGGGATTCTCCACTGGCGGGCTCGTGGGCGCGTTTGAGAGCGCTAGCGGCTATCACGGCGAGGCTCGTCGCTTCGCCTCGGGCGGGCTTGCTGATGCGGGTGGCGGCGGTCATCCGGTGTCATTCGTGTTGGACGGAAAAACCTTCTCAGGCTTCTCAGGAAGCAAGGGCGCCGTCGACCAGTTAAGCCGGCACGCTGTCATGCAACAGGTCGGCGCAATCGGACGAAGACCTTCCCATGCCCGTTAAGATGCTTCCTCGTCGAGGGGTCCTCGACCTTCGCACCGTTCGGCAAGTAGACGACCGCAATGGCCACTACCGTACGCCAGAGCACAAGCGGTGGTCGGCCGCGGTGATTTTCCGGGCTAACGGGCGCTGCGACAAATGCCTGCAAACCGGCAAGTTGCTTTTCGCCGACCACATTGTCGAGCTTAAGGACGACCCGAGTATGGCGCTCGACATGACAAACGGGCAGGCCCTTTGCGGGTCATGCCATACGACTAAGACAAATCAAGAGCGCGCTAAGCGCTTCGCATTGCCCCTGCCGCGCCGTTAACGGCGAGTCCTCGCAGCGCAGAGCCCGCTATCTATTGCGCGGCAGGGGTGCGCTCCTCCTAAGGAATCAATATGACCGACACGCTGCTCGTCATAACCGGTATGGGCATTCCGCTCTACAGCGGCCGGTTTCTCAAAGCCTCGCTTAAGCCGGTCAAAGAGGCTGCCCAGATACGGCGCACCGTAAACGGCGACGCTGTTGACTTGAGCTTTGCGCAGTTCCGAAAATACAATTTGAAAGTTTCATTCAACGATGCCGAGTGTCCCGCGCTCGACACCATTTGGCCCGGACGGCAAGTAACCGTCCAATGGCCCGCAGAGCTTGTTTACCCGACAGGGCAGACAGGCGCTCCCGGGCGCGCCGTCGTCAGCGGGACAAGTGTTTCTGACGGCAACGGGTTTGTGCACTATCGCCCGCAATTCACGGTCCTGATTCAGGACTACTCCACTGACTTTGATGAATGGGGGCACGAGTATGTCTCGGCCCTCGAACTAGTAGAGGTATAACAACTATGATTAAGAGACTGCTACTTGCTACCATTTTGGCCCTGACTCCCGTTGCCGCGATGGCAGCAGGTGGCAAGGCCAGCACGTTTGAGAACGACGTTCTAAAGCTCATTTTCAACGCGTCCGGTATTGGAAACATTGCCGATAACGCTTCGAGTTCCCCTCTGACAAACCTGTATGTTACGCTGCACACCGCTGACCCGGGCGCGGGCGGAAACTGCCAGACCTCCGAGGCAGCTTACACGTCCTATGCCCGCGTCGCTGTTGCGCGCACCTCGGGCGGTTGGACAGTGTCGGCCAATACGGTCAATCCGGCGGCGACAGTCATTTTCCCGGCGGCCACTGGTGGCTCGGAGACTGAAACGTATTTCTCGGTTTGCACCGCGTCGAGCGGTACGGCCAAGATTTTATACCGTGGCCCGGTGACTCCGAATATCGTTGTCTCCAATGGCGTGACACCGGAACTGACCACGACAACCGGCATCACAGAAAACTAAGACTTGCTTTGCTCTGCTACCCGCTCGGTGCAAACCGGGCGGGCTTTCTTTGTCTACTTTTTACATTAAGGCGTTCGCATCATGGCCGATTGGTACGTTTCTTCTGTTGCTTACGCCGCACTGCCAGCGTGGCAGGCCACCCACGCCTACAGCGTTGGCAATATCATAAAGCCTGTGTCGCCTACGACCGGGCAAGAGTACGCGTTTCGGTGCACAACGGCAGGCACGTCGGGCGGTTCCGAACCATCTTGGAACACTGCCAAAGCAAATAACGGCACACGTACAGACAGCGGCGCGACTTGGACAAACGTCAGTGGGCAATCGACCTACAACTGGTCGGCCCCCGCGGGGACTCTTTGGTGCATAACGAATGCATCCTTCGCAGACCGAACGGCGGTCGGCGACCGCGTATTTTTGTCGAGCGACCATGCCGAGTCCGGGATTGGGAATCAGTACGCATTCAACAGCGGCACCACCGCATGGGGAGTCATCGAGATTATATCGGTTAGCCGCGCGGGCTCAGTTCCGCCGGTAGCGGCCGACGTTACGTCCGGGGCCAGCATCACCGGCTCAACTGGCGCGCCAACGTTCGAAGCTAACTGCAATCTGTACTGGAATGGTGTTTCTCTAATCAATAGCGCCGGAACAAATTTCTATTTCAACACGAACGCGACGAAATCGCACTACCTCAAAAATTGCGCGTTGTACCTGAACAGCCCCGGCTCCTCTACTCTGCGATACACAAGCCCGAACGGAACCAAGCTAATTCTCGACAACACAACTCTCCAGTTTAGCGACGCAGGCCAGACTATATCCGGCGCAACTCGCGGGCTCGAAATTATTTGGCTGAACACGCCGTCTGCTCTGGCCGGCGCGACGTTTCCAACCTCGCTTTTTGGAACCACAAGCACGTCAAACTATACGTGCATCACTTGCCGCGGCGTTGATTTGAGCGCTGTCACCGGCACGCTGGTTGACACGGCCTCTACGCCATCGGCAAAAGTGCTGCTCGACAGTTGCAAGATATCGAGCGGAGTCACGAGGTACGCAACGCCCGGTACCAGCACATTTCCATATGAAGAAATTGAGCTTGTTAACTGCTACGACGGGACCACGGAAGGCCTAAACGAGCGGTACCAAGCCGCAGGCAGCTTGACGACCGAGCGCACTATTGTTCTCACGAACGGCGCGGCCGACGACGTTGGCGGATACTCGCTTAAAATGGTGTCATCGTCTCGCAGCGATTTCCAGTGTATGCCTCTAGAGTCCTTTTGGTTCGATGTTGAGAACACCTCGACGGGCAGTTCCAAGACCGCGACTGTTGAAATCGTGTCCTCCGCGTCGCTTAACAACGTAGACATAATTTCGCGCCTTGAATATTACGGCACATCGTCTTCGACGGTCACGAGCTTTGCCGACAGCCTTGCTACGCCTTTGACGGCATCGGCCGCAGTCACGACCTCGACCGCGACTTGGACAAGCTCGCCCTCGACCCCGGTTTATCAAAAGCTTCAAATCACGTTTACGCCACACACTGCTGGGCGAGTGCGCGCGCAAGTGCGGCTCGGCAAGGCATCGACTACGGTCTACGTTAACCCGCAGGTCACCATCACATGAGTACGAAGACCTATGCTATACCGTCAAGTCGCGCGGGCATTAGGTCATCTGTTCTCACTGTCCTTGACCTCGTTGCGACTGGCGCAGGCGAAGCAGACGGCGCGGCTAGCGTATCTGGCGTTGGCGCATCTATCGCAAAGGGCACGGGCGCGGCTGACGGTACGGCAAGCGTCTCTGGCTCTGGCTTAACCGGCCGACTAGGCGCTGGCGAGGCTGACGGAACTGCGAGCGTTGCCGGAGTCGGAGCCTCTATTGCCAAGGGCGCAGGCGAGGCGGATGGCTCTGCCGACGTTTCTGGCGCGGGCTATTCGATTACCGCAACAGGTACAGGCCACGCCGATGGCACGGCTAGCGTCTCGGGCGCCAGCAAGTCTGTCTTTAAGGGCGCAGGCGAGGCTGACGGCCAAGCCTCTGTATCTGGCGGTGGCGGCGCTACAAGCGGCGCTGGGCATGCTGACGGGCAAGCTACCGTATCAGGCGCAAGCCGCACCGTACGCGCCTCAGGTGGCGCCGCAGACGGCACGGCAAGCGTTGCTGGCGTTGGCCGTTCGGCGGCCCATGCCACTGGCGAGGCTGACGGACAGGCGAGCGTCGCTGGCCACACCGCGGGACCGAGCGCGGGCGAGGCGGATGGGCAAGCTTCCGTCTCTGGCGGTGGCGCGGCTACGGTCGGCGCGGCCGGACATGCCGATGGCCAAGCTTCCGTTCACGGATCCTCGAACACCGCAGGACCATTCTTTTTCGCCTGGGCCGACCCAAGCGAGACCACGTTCGGCCCGCAGCATCAACGCGTCGATACGCCTATCCTAAAATTCAAGCGCGAGTGGAAAGAGTCCCAATGCGCGATACTTGAGATAGAGATTCCGAACCCGTTCACAGGCCTGCTGGCGAGCGGTCGGCAGCAATGGGCGTGGTTCTCGTATCGTCGTTTAGACACAACGGTTGTCCCGCTGTTCTTCGGCCGCTTGGTCTCTATTCCTGCCGACATGGAGTCGGAGACCATCACGCTGCATTTTACGGCGCAGCCGCTAGACATGCTCAACCAGAAGCGCGCGATTGCCTCGACGCTGATGGTGCGGCCATACTACGACCCGGTATGGGTTCGCGAGGAACGAAGGCTCGACCCCGACGAGGTGTTGGAAGGCTATTCGGCCGCATGGCATGTTGACCCGGTAACCCTCTCCGTCACAACGTCGGACTACATTACGGGCGAGGCCGGTTTAGTCACGCTTTCTACAAGCGACGTGCTTTATGACAATTTCAAAACGGCCATTGGAAAGCCCCCTCTAAAAAGTGTTTATGTAAATTCTACTGTCGATTGGGTGCAGTACGCAATTGGAATTATCGACATAGGAAACAAGTCTTTCAATTCCATCAGCGGCGCCGGTCTATTGGGTTCGTGGCCAAAAATGGGAACCGACATTGGGTCCGGCTGGACTGTTGCCCACTCGCAGGCGGTTGATAATCAGGCCGTAACGCAATCGTTGTCATATACTTGGAGTTTTGAAAACAAAGAAACAACCCATCATTTCGACGATGTTATGAATTGGAACTCTAGCCTAAGCATATCTGGCCCAGGTGGGAACATAACGGCTCCAATATTTGAGGTGACTACCGACGAGAAGAGCGAGGCGGTTGAAGGCGACGAGGCGCAGGGCATTGCATCTAGCGGAAGCTACTCCATAACGAAGCAAATGTTCTTCGCGTGGCAGGTCAAGACCATGCTCGCGTTGCGCTACGAGGCTAAGCGCCAGCGCACCGAAAACGTTCGTTTCATTCTCGGCGCAGACCTGCAACCCGTGTTTACCGACCCGGGCGGAACTGCGGCGAACTTTGCGCAGGATAGCGAAGAGCTCCATCTTGAGGGCAAGGTCGGCATTGAAGGCCCTTACGGAATTTTCCGCGGCGAGTGGGCGCCCAATACGCAATACCACTTGTACGACCTTTTCACGACAGGCAACGGGACATTCGGGTGGCAAGTGTTGCGCGACCATGTGTCGCTTGCATCCTTCGACCAGTTAGGAACGGCGGGCGCTTGGCAGCCCAACACGTGGTTTGACGCTGGGACCAATTTCTACGATACCGCGAGCTACTTAGGAGCGCTGAAATACTCAGGCGTTTCATACGACCCGACTGGAAACACGACTACCGCCGCGGCTCCGTCAACAGGCTATTATCAGGTTGTGGTGTCCGGTATGACCGGCTCGTCGTTTGGCGCAGGACCGTTCACAGTTGACGCGTTTTTGAGTCAATTCAAGTACGCTCCGATCGCTGACCCGCACCAAGGCCCGCGGCTTTACGTAAACGTGCCGAATTTCCGCGGCAACTGGGTCGCGGGTGGGGAAACCCTTGTTGCCGGCGACATGGTCTATGCGCCGAACGGAAACATGTATCGCGTTGCGCTTGGTCACCGAACGGCTGCAAGCTTTGACCAGTTCGCGTCCGACCCGGTCACGGGGCAACTTTATTATAGCCTGATGTTGAACCCGACTCCGATTGGCGACTTGTCACGCCGGTCTTATTTTCCTCAAGACCGCGGGCACTGGTCAATCGAAAACCTTGTCTGCCGCGCCAGAGCGCACATAATGCAAAGGGCGCGGCCGTTCGAGGTGAGTTTTGATTGCCAGTTCGAAAAGGCGATTGGGATAACCCTTCGAAATACCGTCAACGTCACGGACCATCGGCTGCGCACGTCGGGCGGAAGCGCCACGGGCAAGGTTGTCGAGTCGGTCCTATCCGGTGACGGCGACCGAGGAACCCTTATCGGAAATATCAAGCTCGCGTGTGCGGTCGGTAATGGTGGGTCCGCCTCGTCAGCGACGGGAACGCCTGAGTACTCGACCAATTATTCTACGGGCTATCAGGCGTATACGGGTAGCACCTCGGTACTTGGAACGAGCGACGTAGGATACACCGCTCCTCTGGACGGGGTAATTGACGACGGGTTACTATTCCCCCTCACGAAAGACGCGGCCGTTGTAGGCGAGACGTTCATAACGTTCTCGAATGCGACGAGCGGTGGTTCTATTGGCGGACCTCACGGCAACTACACTGACGGCGTTTTGACACTGGCGTCAAAAGCTCAAGACCAGATTGCCCAATTCCAAAAGACCATTTCGCAATCGCAATCGGTCTACACGCTGTCACTGCTGCCGGTTCAAAACGGACCCTTCGCTGCCGAGTACGATATTAACGTGACACCTCTTTCGATACCGAAACAAGCAGACTTGGCGATAACGTAATGTCATCTCTTGAAAATATTGTTCGCCCGTTTGCAGACATTGGAACGGAGCCGATAAAGGGAGTTGCCTCGGTTCCGTTGCCTTCAACAAACGTGACGCTTGTCGTAGCGGGTGGCGCGCAAGTTTCTGGCGGTTCCTACTCGTATTCGTATAGCTATTCGAATTACGCTGACGCGAAGGAGTCCGAGTTGCAGGCGGATGGGACTCCGTTCGATGGCTAACGAGATAGCGCGAACGGTTAAGCTAAAACGCCTAATTGACCCGAACGACCCGGACCCGAACAACCCGATCAGTTACATTGATATCCCGGTCATAGTGGACATAACGTTTGGAGACCCGAACAAAGCGCAGAGATACAAGAGGACGTTTAACAACTCTGCCGCATTGAATGCGCGTACCGTCCATACGCACACCGTAAACAATCAATCGCTTGACGCTAGCGGAAAGTTCACGACTGACGACACGAACACGGTTGCCGTCGAGCGCATAGATAAACTCACTATCAAAAATGCCGACTGGCATTCGTCGTGGAATCTTCACAATCAGGACCCTGCGCCGCAGCTTGCACCTAGCGACCCAGCCTATGACGAAAACAACGAGGGACACCGCAAGACGCACGTAGTCCGATACAACAAGGATAACGTGAACGACCCGAACTCGACGCCGTGGGTAGACGTTGAGCTTGTCGATATTCTCGCGATGAAGGGCGCCAAGAAACAGCGTGGGAATTACACGCAAGTTAGAACCTACCACATAGGCGGCAACGACCCAGGCGTTACGCTGGGCGACAAAACCGACCCATATAGCCCGACATGGGGCGACATCACATTTCACGACACGCAAGGAGCCACCTTGCCGGTCGATACCAACGGCAATCCCGACCCGGTGCGCCTCGACCCGTTTCAGAACATAGTGAACGTAAACTGGGGTGACGGATTGGCCGTAGAGTTTTTTGATGGTGCCTCATGAGCTATATCGAACAGTCGTCGAGCAACATTCCTAACTTTAGCAAGGCCGTCATATCCGTTTGGTTCCGCGCGCCTCAGTCGTCGATTGAAAGCGCAGCAGCTTCAAACGGGATTATTCCCATTGTCACGTTTGGCCAGATTTTTTCCGCGTTCAGAACGCGGAACGATGTATCGTCCTATTCATATTCATACACTGAAAACGTCTACTCTACGGCGTTCACGTGCGACCTTCTTCTTCAATACACGAGTACTAAGACGGTCACATACCCCCTGACATCAAGGGACGCGGATTACAATCTAGACCAATGCTATATCGGACTAGATTGTCAAAGCGGGTTTCCGTCTACGGCGAATTTAAGGGTATGCCTGCAAACCCAGGACCAAGCCGTTAAATCTGGCATAGCGTGGGAACCGATAAGCGGAAGCTCTGGAACAGTTAACGCATATGAGGGCGTGCCAACAGTTATCGGAGGGTGCACAGACCTCGCCGAAATTGACGGGGCATTCGTTATTGCCGGCGCAGTAACTAATGTGGTGACCGATTACGGCGACATAACAAGCCTAGTGAACAATCAGAACGAATCCTTCGCGGCCACGTCGCAAACAATAGCCGTATCGCCTGACAAGTGGCACCACGTTTTGTTGTCATTCGATTTGAGCGGAAGCGTTGTCGCGACCGGAAATCTTAACGGTGCGGGGCAGTCGCTGTCGTCAACTTGTAAGCTGTGGCTTGCGTTTGACGACGTGAACTACACTGGCGACGACCTCCCGCGCGTTCCGACTCCATTCGGCGCCACGTTAGGACCGAATGACATAATAACAACCCCTGCGTGGTCCGCGTTTTTAACATCGACCACAACGCCAACGGAACAAACCGGAGTCCGCGAGGCGGGCCATACGGCCGCAACGTTCTATCAGTTCGACGACACATTTACCGGTCAGGACACTCCGCCATCTTACAACCTGTCGGGCGCTTCTATCTCTATCGCAGGGCAGCCAATGGGGCTGCCCTCGGTGCTGGAAACGGTCAGCAACATTCACCACGTCGAGCTTGCCGAGTTCCAGATGTTTACCGGAGTCACTCTCGACACAAGCGTTGTGAATAACCGCCGCGCGTTCATTGGAACGGACGGCAAGCCGGTCGACCCTACTAAGGCGTTGCCTGGGGCCGCGCCGGGCTCACCGCCCCCTGGCGTGACGGCGACCGGGAAAAAGCCTGACGTTCTTTTCCACGGGTCGCGAAATTGGATTAAGGGCAAGAACACGGGCGCGCTTGGGATTAACCCCGATGGTTCGATAAATCTATCCGGGCAGTTTTCACCTTCCGGGAAAATCAAAAAATACATTCCTGACCCCGGGCTTCCGCCCGCACCACAAGGGACACCGCAATAATGGCCGACCCGATTTTCAAAAACAACGGAGCCTGGGGCTCTGGCGTCAATCGCCTTTTGACCGATACCGAATGCGACGGAAACAACTGGGCGTGGCTCGCCCGCATGCGCGCACAAGAAGCCCTAACGGTTGGCGTTGGCATTGCGTCAATTACGCAACCGACAACCAATTCAATTTTGGTCACTATGACCAATGCGAATACGTATACATTCACGCTTCCGCAAGTGGCGTTGAATTTCCGCGGCGCATGGGTGGCGAACACGCCGTATGCGCTAAACGACGTGTTTTACGTTTCGTCCCTAAGCTCCGTCTACGTTGTCATATGGGCGCACACGAGCAATGCGACTTTCGACCCGAATGCAAACGACGGCGCAATGCACAACTACTACAAAACCATCCTTGTCGTGCCCAGCGACGTTCCGACAGGCGGAGCGACCGACCAAGTATTGGCCAAGTCTAGTTCGGCTGATTTCGCCCTTGCGTGGCAGTCGAGCGGAATGCCTCGGGCTGGGACGGTCGGGCAGGCTCTGACGAAAAACTCGGGCACGGATTTTGACGCCTCGTGGGACACGCTGGTTTTCAGCGATTTGTCCGGGCTACCGTCCATAGCGCAAACGCGCAACAGCGTTGTGACGACGCTAGGGACCACAGGAAACGTAGCATTCGACCCGGCTGTGAGTGACGTTTTCTCCATCACCCCGACAGGCGCGGTGACGCTAAACGCGAACTCGACGCCCGTCGCAAACCTCGACCTGATCGTGACCACGAGCGGGACAAGCTCTTACAACATTACTTTTGGTACAGGCTTCAAAACGACCGGAGTCCTGGCAACGGGAACCACGTCCGGTGCAACCTTCGTAATCTCGTTCCGCGGCAACGGGACAAACCTAATCGAGAAATCGCGCACCGCAGCGATGTAAGGAATCCTAACAAATGAACAAAGTGAAACTTTCTTGGCTCGTCGGCCGATTGCAGGAGCCTAGCACCTATGCCGGCGCCGCAGCAATGCTTAGCGCCTTTGGTCTGACGCTTGACCCTGGCGTACTACACGATATCGCGATGGTCGGGACAGGCCTCGGCGGGCTGGTCGCGTTTGTGCTCCCGCAGGCTAAACCCTAATGGCCGTCACATTTGAGGCGACTAAGGCCGGCTACCGCGGGATGTACGCCCGTATGGTGGTCGAGCCTAGGCACGAGCCCGCGCTTGATTCCATCGTCAAGCGCATCCTTGCCCGCAAGGCGGACTATCAGCGTGTTGAGGCGGCCATCGGAACCCCGTGGCAGTTCGTCGCGGCGCTCCACTATCGGGAATCCGACCTCGACTTTAAGACCCACCTGCACAACGGGGACTCCCTGTCGGCTCGCACACACCACCAGCCGGCCGGCCGACCGCTCAAAGGCGAACCGCCTTTTGAGTGGTTCGAAAGCGCCATTGACGCGCTCACTATGCGCGGTCTCGACAAGGTTAAGGATTGGCCTGTCGAGCGCCTCGCCTATGAGTCTGAAGAGTACAATGGCGAAGGTTACGAAAAGTTCCACAACGAAAACAGCCCCTACTGTTGGGCGTGGACAAACCTTCAGCAGGTCGGAAAGTACGACGCTGACGGGCACTTTGCCCAGGGCATGACGGACTCCCAGTGCGGGACCATGCCTATCATTCAAAGGCTAATGCCGGTCGTGCAGGATGCGCCCGCGCCTAAGCCGATCGTGTCATCAGCTCTGACTGCCATCGCAAACGCCTTGCGCGCGCTCGCGTCGCAAGTCGAAGCTCTAGCAAAGTAGGGTGCCGCGGCCATGCCTGAGGTAACAGCTATCTATTACGGCGTGTCAGTCGTGCTCACAATCGGCGGACTCGTCGGGACATACGTGCGGACCCTGCATGGCCGCATCAATTCAGTAGAGCGCGATTTAAGCCAGCACAAGATTGATTCCGCTAAGGAATTCGTCACGGCGAAAATGTTGGAACTGACCGAGTCCCGGATTACCGACGCCATCAACCGCCTAGGAGACCGGCTCGACAGGGCGTTTGAAAAGAACAAGTGACTTCATGCCCGTTGGCTTCGGTCGGCGGGCTTTTTTTCTTTTGATAAGGTGAGTTGCACCATTGTTCATTACAGCGCAGTAATGTTTACCGCACCGATGCCCGGGACATCATCCAAGACGACCACAATATCAATCCGAATGCCGAACGACCTGCTGGTCGAGCTACGAAAGAAGGCGAGGCGGAAGCACGTCAGCGTAGCGTCCCTGATTGTGAAATCGGTCAGGGAGACTATACGAAAAGATAATGACAACATACGTTAGGTGTAATACATTGGCGGCAACCTAAGGAAGGGACCGCCAATGGACATTCATAGACAGCGCGAGTGGCTTATTGTCTCAGAGACCTCCCGCGACATCGTCAAGATTGCGATGGAAGGCTTTTGCGGAACCATGTCGCCCGCGGAGTTCGTCGAACACTTTTGGGTCGGGCGCGCCGTCTGTATCGCCACGCTTTCGGGCCAGAAGGTGACGGCGGCGCGGCTCGCCAAGCTGCTAGGCATGAAGCGCAACAAGGTAGTCCGAAAGCTAGGCTACCTTGTTGGACGGGGGTTCGTGCTCAAAGACGGCCCTCACTACGCCGTGGCAGAGGGCTTCTACAGCGCAGGTGAAGAGGCGCTGAACAAGTCAATCAGTCTGATAATTGAAGCGGGCAACAAGCTGATAGCGTTGTCCAAAATGGATTCAAAACTAAAACTTCCGTTATATATCAATGCCGCCTAGATTGTGGTGTATGACACCTTATGCAGGGGATGCATAAGGAGAATGAAAGTTGTTCAGCACATATCAGGCGGCCTCGGACCGGTTCCGGGCAACAGACGACCGATACCAAGCGGCCAAGCAAGAGCTTGCGACGGCCGAGATAGAAAACGAATCGGCATGCCGAGACCTATCTGATAGCATTGCCGAGCTTTTTGAGACGCGGCCGACATGTGCCGCGAGCGCAAAGGCACTCTTGGCATTCTTGGTGGACTCTCCATATGAGTTCCAAGAGTGGGTACACTCGGGCGGCAATGTTGCCGACCTGCTAGATAGCATCAAAGAAGCTCTGTCACCGCTTAGACTCGTAGCGTAGGAGAGAACACCAATGGTCAAAAAGTTCCTGAAGGACGAAGACGGCGCGGCTCTTCTTGAATACACCGTGTTGCTTGGCATCTTGCTCGTGACCGTCGTCACGGTCATAGGCACGGTCGGGCAATGGATAAATATGAAATGGGTGGCTCTGGCGACAAGCCTACCGGGAGCCGCGCCCTAATCAATCCTCCCCAGAAAGACTAAAGCCCCCCCCTCGGGGGCCTCTTTTTTTATGCCGCCCTGATGCCTATATCGACAACATGATGAAAAAGGGTTCCATCGCTTCCATATCCGCGGCCGTCGTAATGGGCTTGTTTGCTGCCTCGCTTACGAGCACGTGGTTGAAAGAGCAGACCGATTCAGCTAGGCGCGAAGCGACGGCACTAGCCCTATCCACTCGGGCCAGAGACCCGACAGGGCTCGCTGCCGGCGAACGGGCTCTAATGGTGGCGGTCGAGAATGCGGGGGCGATAAAGCCGGGCGACCGCGTAGACGTGGTCATGGTCCGCAAGGGATATGCCGCAATGATACTGAACAACGTCAAGGTCGTCGCCATTGACAAGACAACCGCTACTCTAGCCGTCCTGGCCAGCGCCGCGCCTAAGGTTCTGCTCGCCGGGAGCGTCGGCAAGCTATCGCTGGCCGCCAGTGGCACTAGCGATGCATCGGGGACATCGGGGACCGCAACTGACGCCGAATTAGAGGGCCCCGCGCTCACTCCTAAGCCTGACGGCAGAGTTACGGTCACGGTAGTAAGGGCGGGAGTTCCAACGCAATACAAGGTCACTAAATCGTGACCCACAAAAACTAAAGGGCCCCTTGTGGGGCCCTTTTTTTGTACCTTTTTTACGGTGCCCATTCATCCGCTATGTCGTGACACAGTTGTATCAACCGTATCGCACAACGCATCTCTTCGCCTCGCGCGCCGTCGAGTGCATCCGGGCTATCTAGCCGCAGGGCATGAAGCGCCTTTAAGGCTGCCTCGAATGGCTTGTCCCCACCTGCCGGTGCGAGCGCTACGGGAGGACTATGCACCGCGCCATTGACCACGCTGCCTGCATGCAGGTCTAGCTCAAGCGCCCGTTCTATTGCCGGAAGGTACTGGGATCTCTCTGGGCGCTTGCCCTTTACGCCGTGTTCAAGGGCCGACAATGCGACCTGGACCGCATTGCGCCGTCGCCGGTCGTGCTCGTCGAACCCCGACAGCCGCATGACGGCGTCTGCAAGGTCACCCTGCGATATGCCTTTAGACTCTCGGGTTGCCCGTATAGTGTCCCCTAGCCCAGGCTGCGGAATCCAGTTCATTGACAAGTCGGTCATGGCTTTGTCCTTTTTCTTTCTCCGAAGCATTAACAGCCTTAAAGGCCCTTAGTTTCATAGTCAAGAAAAAAATTTAATGCGCTTGTTGACGGGGTGGGGGTCAATAGGCCACTTAGTAAAACTATGAGCAAGGCAACCCCCACAGAAGACCAGCTACAGCGCTTCGCGTACGACCTATACAAGGCGGCGCGCGCCGAGGGCGCCTATTTCCATCACAGCCCTAACGGCGGGTTCCGGCATGCCGCAACGGCAATCCGCATGAAGCTTAGCGGCACCCAGGCTGGGTTCCCGGACATCATAGTCCACTCGCCAACCGTCATTGTGGCGTACATCGAACTAAAAAGCGCAAAAGGAACTCTATCGGTCGAGCAAAGCAAGTTCGCTTGCTACTGCGACGTGCGCGGCATTCCCCATTACATCCTCCGCACATGCGACCAAATCAGAACCGTCCTCACAGACCTAGGAGTCATCAGGCATGGCAGTAAGTCTATCAACCCTGCGCAAGGTCAAGGCAACGTTTCCGCCTCGGACGCTGATTTACGGTCCGCCCAAAATGGGAAAGACCACGCTCGCGTCCGAGTTTCCAGGCGCCGTCTTCATCCAAACCGAGCAGGGCGAAAACCTCGACGAAATAACGTCGTTCGGAAAAATCGACAAGTGGGAGGACGTGATTGAGGCGGTTCGGGTTCTGTATCGCGAGACGCACGACCTCAAAACGGTCGTCATCGACTCCATTGACCGGCTCGAAAACCTCATTTGGGACCACGTTTGCGTCGAGCAAAAGTGGGCGAGCGTTCCCGCAGTCGAGTACGGCAAAGGCTACGCCGCGGCAACCGTATTCTGGGCGCAGCTATTTGTCGGCTTGAACCTTCTTAGAACAGAGAAGGGCATGAACGTCATTCTCATAGGTCATGAAGAGGTGGACCGTTTCGACGACCCGAGGTCCGCGTCATACAGCCGATTTGATTTCAGATTACACAAAACGGCACACGCAATGATTCAGAACGATATGGATATCATTCTGTTTCTCAATCAAAAGCCCGGAGTAACCGAGGAAAAAACCGGCTTCGGTGGCAAGCGCAAGGTCGCCGCGGGCACGGCGCAACGTTGGATGCACCTGGAAGGCCGACCGTCCTACAACGCGGGCAATCGCTACAACATGCCGCCGGAAGCCCCGTACGTTTTAGGCCAAGGGTATGCGGCCCTTTCCCAATATTTCCCTAATGTAACCCAGGAGAAGGCACTTGTATAATTTGACTACAAACTTAGGCGAAACCTTCAACGTCGCTGACGTTCCCCAGCCAGATTATGGCGACTTGCCGGATGGCAAATATCTTGTCGCCATTACCGAGTCGGCCCTTAAGCCGGAACGTAATAACGAAAACAACATCCGCGCGTCGCTTCAGTTGACCATCCAAGAGGGCGAGCTTGCCGGACGAGTCATCTTCTCAAATCCCTGTTGGATTAACGAGCGAGAAGACCTGCAATTGTACGGTCGGCAGGAGTTGAGTCAGGTCATCAAGGCTACCGGGCTTGTCGGAGTTTCCGATTTGACCGAGCTACACGACAAGCTTTTTCACGTCACGCTTAAGACCAAGCCCGGCAAGGACGGTACGCCGCGCCAGAGGCCGACCTATCAGAAGATGGTAGCGCCTTCGATTGTTCCCACTCAAAAGCCCTCGGCCTTCAAGCCGCAGCCTCGGGCAAGTTTGCCCCACCCGCAACAGGCGGCTGCACAGCCTCGCCAAATCGTGCGGCCGACCGACCTGCCTTTCTAATTGCGCCGTTAGCGCCGGGTGCACCGGGAACCGCTGGCACACGCTAGGGCAAGCGATATCCGAGGTTGAAATCTCGGAAGCCCGCCCTTTCACTTATTCGGAGAATGCATTTGTCAATTCTCGACCTCATAAGCAAAGCCAAAGTCGCAGCTTCCGAAAACTGGGACTCGGTTGGCATATCAATCGGTGCGCTCGGAAGCGATTGCGACCGTTCGCTATGGTACGAGCATCGCTGGGCAGCAGAAAAGGAAACATTCACCGCGGATAAACTCCGCATATTCGAGGATGGCCACTATGCTGAGAAGCAAATACTCGACGACCTCGAACGAGCAGGCATTCTTGTTGCGCGTGAGGACACAGACACAGGCAAACAGTTCAAGGTTTTCGCCCTCGGAGGACACGTGCGAGGAAAGCTCGACGGAGAGGCGCTCATTGATAACGTCGTGCACGTGGTCGAGGCCAAATCACACAACGACAGGTCATTCAAAGCCCTAGAGAAGGACGGCGTTCAGAAATCCAAACCCGCGCATTACTGGCAGTGTCAATATTACTGCCACCTGCGAGGCCGTAAGTTCGCGCTGTATCTCGCGAAGAATAAAAATACATCCAAGCTATACGCCGAGGTCATTCCCTATGACGCGGTTGCCGTCATGCGGATGGAAGGTCGCCTAGCGAATATCATTAATGCACCGCTAGCGCCAGAGCGCGCGAGCGAAAATCCAGAGGCTTTTGTTTGTCGGTTCTGTCGCGCAAAGCCGGTTTGCCACAAGGAAGCATTCGGCCGGCGCAACTGCCGCACGTGCACGGCCTCTACGCCAATCATAACCGATGGCGAAGACGCAGTTTGGAAATGCGAGCTTCACGAATGCGAGCTTCCGATTGACCAGCAAAAGGTCGGATGCCGCGACCATCTATACCACAAGGACGTTGTACCGGGCGAGCAGAACGACAGCGGAGACGATTGGATTGCGTATGCGCTAGTTGACGGAACTCAATGGGTTAATGGAGTCCAGGCATGAAGAAAATCTACATTATCGGCGCTCTCAAGAACAAAACCATTCGCCCGCTCGCGATGGAACTACGCGCAATGGGTTTTGATGTGTTCGACGATTGGCACGCGGCAGGAAAATACGCGGACAAAATTTGGCATCAATACGAGCGCGAGCGAGGCCGGCCATATGTCGAGGCGATACGCGGGCATCACGCCCGGTGCGCCTTCGAATTCGATATGAAAAACCTTAACGAGTCCGATATTGCAATCGTGGTCGCGCCGTTCGGAAAATCAGCCGCCGTAGAAATGGGCTGGTTCGCCCGAGGCGGTAACCCAGTTTACATCCTGCTCGACAAAGAGCCGACGCGTTACGACCTAATGTTCCAGGTCGCGACCGGCATATTCTTGGACAAGAACGAGCTTTTCAAATGCCTAGCTGGTTAATGCCGGCGGTCGGCATGGCAATCAACATCGCGTCGGCCAGCACATACGTTTTTTATGGCGATTGGCGACGCGCCGTCTACTGGGCCTGTTGCGCACTCTTAACCGCGGTGATGACGTTTTGATTGAACTCCGGAATTATCAGACCGAGGCCGTGGACTCCATTGCCAGAGCTTGGAGAAACGGATGCAATCCGCTCGTCGATATGGCGACGGGCACGGGCAAGAGCTTGGTTATCGCGAGCCTTGCTCAAAGGCTGCTCGCCGCAATGCCTAGCGCTCGCATCCAAATGTTAGTCCATGTGAAGGAGCTGGTCTCGCAAAACGCCCAGGCCTTGCTTAAGGCATGGCCTAAGGCGCCGCTTGGGATTTACTGCGCTGGCTTGAACCGGCGCGACACGAATAGTCAAATCGTTTTCAGTTCGATTGATTCCGTCTACAGGCGGGCCGACCTATTCGGTCGCCGTGACCTAATCATCATTGACGAATGCCATCGCGTTCCCACGTCCGGCAATGGCAAATATTTGACGTTCATTGAGAAGGCGCGGCTGTTCTGCGAAGACCTCCGCGTGGTCGGTTTCACTGCCACGCCGTACCGGCTCGACTGCGGCCGCCTCGACGAGGGAGCCGACAGTCTCTTTACGGAAACCGTCTATTCCTACGATATCGCGGCAGGCATTGCGGATGGGTACTTGAGTCCTCTGGTAAGCCCCTTCGCGTCGAGGTGCGCCAAACACAAAATCGATACCTCAAACGTCGGGCGACTCGGCGGTACGGGTGACTTTAAGGTCGGCGAGCTTGAGGCTGCGGCGAACAAGGATATAATCGTAGACGGCGCTTGCCGGGAGATTGTCTCGATAGGTGCCGACCGTAAATCCTGGCTCGTGTTTTGCGTTGGAGTCGAGCACGCGTGCAACGTTCTGGCGCACTTGAGACGCCTGGGCGTAAACGCGGAAATGGTTATCGGGACCACGCCAAGCGGTGAGCGCGACCGCATTTTCAAGGCGTACAAAGCCGGGAAAATCCGTTGCCTCGTCGGATGCCAAGTGTTTACGACGGGCTTCGATGCGCCGAGCGTCGACCTAATCGTTTTGCTCCGCCCGACCATGTCAACAAGCCTCTACGTGCAAATGCTTGGCCGCGGCACCCGCAAGGCGGATAACAAGGAGAACTGTTTAGTCCTCGACTTCGCTAACAACATCATGACGCACGGTCCGGTCGACTCGGTTCGCGTCCGAACCAAGAAAAAAGGCGGAGAAATAGACGCCGAGGCGCCAACCAAAATATGCCCGTCGTGCGACTACTACATGCCCGCGGCAATTCACCAATGCACGAACTGCGGTCACGAGTGGCCAATCGACGAGGAGCCTAAGCATAGCGGTTCGGCCGATTTTGAAGCGCCGGTTCTCACGTCAGAAATTGTTAAAAAGTGGCTCCCGGTCAAGGTGAGAATGCACGACCGAAACACCGGAAAGAACGGCAAGCCCGACTCCGTTTGCGTTGAGTACATGTGCGGGTTCGCCTCGTACCGCGAGTACATTTGCCCGGAACATACCGGCTTCGCGGCCGTCAAAGCCGGCCAATGGTGGCGGGCAATGGGCGGAAACGCGCCAGCGCCTAAGACGGTTTCGGACATGCTGCGCCGAATGGATGAAAGAGAACTAATCGATACCGAGCAAATCATGGTCATCCCGGACGGGAAATACATGCGGGTTAGCGGCTATTGGCTTCAAGACGGAACCGAGATTGACCACAAACTGAGGGCGAGATAAATGGAATTGTTAGCAAACGGACGCGTTACCCTTCATTGCGGCGACTCGCGCGAAAAGCTTTCGCTAATAGCCGACAACTCGATTGATAGTGTGGTGACGGACCCTCCCTATGCGCTTGTCTCAATATCAAAGCGTTTCGGAAAGAAGGGCGCCGCGCCGGCAAAAGCGGGAACCGTTTACGCAAGAGCGTCTAGCGGATTCATGCAAGTTAATTGGGATACCGGCGAGGTTGCCTTTAACCCGGAATTCTGGGGCGGCGTTCTTCGCGTCATGAAGCCCGGGGCGCATATATGCGCCTTTGGTGGCGACAGAACGTTTCATCGCTTGGCGTGCGCTATCGAAGATGGAGGATTCGAAATTCGCCACTCCATGTCCTGGCTTTTTGGGTCAGGTTTTCCCAAAAGCAGAAATATTTCCAAAGACTTAGCTAAAACAGAATGGTGTCAATGCGATGACTGAAAGAACCTGCGAATATTGCGGCAATACGTTTCGCGTACAGCCGTCACGAATTAAGCATGGGCGCGGACGACACTGCTCAAAAACGTGTCAATACGCATCGGCTAAGGCCAAGCCTCGACGCGACGTCAAATTTACCTGCCTATGCTGCGGCGTCGCATTTTCTCTTTCAGTCAGCAAGGCCAGCAACAAAGGAGCCGGCAAGTACTGCTCACGACAATGCCGGGACCAGCATTGGGTAGGCGAAAACACTCCTAACTGGCAGCATGGGGGCGGCGTCTACAAAAGAGGGCCGCGCTGGTACTCTACACGACGGCGAATTCTTGACCGCGATAAGACGTGTCGTCAGTGCGGCGCCGAGGGCGGGCTTCATGTGCATCACATTATCCCGTTTAGGATGTTTGATAATGCGGATGACGCCAATTCCGACAACAATCTGACTTCACTTTGCCCGCCATGCCATCGTCTGGCGGACTCCCAATTCAAATGGGTTGCGACTGCGGAAGGTAGCATCCTTCGTTTTAACTCTGGCGGCTACGCGTGGTCGCTCGTGCGCGAGAAAGGACTGATATGACCATTTGTTCGTGTTGCGGTAAGCCAAGGCGACCATTAAACCTGAGCGGACTAGGCACGGCTTTGAAGCCGGCAATGGATTTAATATGCCTCGCGCGCAAGCCGCTCATAGGCACGGTTGCCGAGAATGTTTTGGAACATGGAACCGGCGCGCTCAATATAGATGGGTGTCGAGTTGGAACGGACGAAAACCTTAACGGTGGCCGCTACAGCGACGACAAGAAGGGCGACGACGGCAACACGTATGGCAGCGGCATCAATCTTCGCAGCAAGGATGATTATAAACAGCCGCTAGGCCGCTGGCCCGCAAATGTCATCCATGACGGAAGCGACGAGGTGGTCGAGGCTTTTCCGGAGACGAGTACGCACGGACGAAGCGGCGCAGAATACGCAAACGGAACATTTAGCAGTGGAGCAGTTCAAAAAGAGATAGACAAAGACTCCGGCTCTGCCGCGCGCTTTTTTAAGTCCTGCAATGGACGCGACGGCGAAGCTTCGGCCGACAGGCGCTATGTCGACGAAACAGGATTTGCGATGCTTCCAGGCGCTCGACGCGATGGCGTACCGCCCGCGCGGTTCTTTTACACGGCCAAAGCCGGCGCAGACGACAGGCTCGGGAGCAAGCATCCAACTGTTAAGCCTCTCGACCTCATGCAGTACCTTTGCCGGCTCGTAACGCCAAAGGGCGGGACCGTCCTCGACCCATTTGCCGGAACCGGAACCACGGGCGAGGCAGCATTCCGAGAGGGCTTCAACGCGGTTCTGATAGAGCGCGAGACCGAATACCAAGCCGATATACGGCGCCGCATGAGCCTTGTTCTCGGAGGGCCGGAAGAGAGACGCAACGCGAGCCTTAAGGCCAAGGGGCTTGTTGAGGATGCTGGGCCGCTATTCGGAGGGTTATGACATGTTGAACAGACTCAGAGTCGCAAACGAGTTCCGTCAAGCGGAGTGGGACCCGGATGACCGAATTTCGCTTACATACCGCGGCAACGAATTGGCCGGCGAGGTGGGCGAGGCTTGCAATGTGATCAAGAAGCTAGCCCGTGAATATATGGGAATCCCGGGAAGCCGCGCCAGTCTATCCAACCTCGCTGAAGAGCTGGCCGACGTGGTCATATGCGCCGATTTGATTGCCATGCACGTCGGGATAGACCTCGGCGACGCGGTGAAGGAAAAGTTCAATACGACCTCGGCGAAAGTTGGCCTGAACACAAGGATTGATTGATAATGACATACATCCTAAGCGACAAAATTCGCAAGGCGTTCAGGCGACACCGCTGCGACCAATGCGGCGGCACCATCGAAGCGGGACAATTCTACAGAATGCAGGTCAACACTTATGACGGGTTCGGAGTCTACAAGGCGCACGAAGACTGCGACCTAGCTGCGCAGCGCTATACGGAGCTGAATGGGGTGCTACATGAAGAGCACGTGCCATTGTACAATATAACACGCAAAGACAAGCCTTGGATTGAAACCGAGTTCCCATCCGTAGCAAAGAGGTTTTTCGCACGATGACAGCACCCTACGCAAACGTTGGACCTAAGCTAGTTGAGCGCGGATATGCGGCCATTCCTATCATTCCGGGAACCAAGCGCCCGGGGCAGCTTGTCGGCGGCGAGTGGGTCGGGATTAATAAATGGTCAGAAATTCAATCCCCGACCGAGGAGGAGGTCGACCGGTGGTCCGACTCCGACGCTGGCGTGGGTGTTGTCTGCGGGCCCGCCTCGGGCGGGTTGATTGGAGTCGATATCGACACGGACGACTCTGACATAATCGACGCAATCCTTTCCGCCATTCCGCCCTCGGACGTAAAAAAAGTCGGTGCCAAGGGAATGACGCTTTTCTACCGGGAGAGCGGTATCGAGTCGAAAAGTTGGAACGTCGAGGGCGCGCGGGCATGCGACCTGATAGGCCCTGGAAGGCAGACGCTGCTCCCCCCGACCTTGCACCCAGGAACGGGTCAGCCGTACCGTTGGATAGGGTCCGAGGCGCTTGAATGCTCTGCCGTCGCTGACCTGCCGGAACTCACCATGGAGCACGTCGAGGCCATTGGCGAGGCTTTAAAGCCTTTCGGCTGGAAAGCAGAGAAGCCGCAACAAGCCGGGGTTCCCGGACAAGCCTTCGACGACCCGGAAACGCCATTCCGGTCCTTGAACAACGACGCGCTAGCGAACCTGCCAAAGTGGGTTCCTGCGCTTGGCCTATTCGGGTGTAGACCTGCCCGAGGAGGGTATGAGGCCGTGCCGTCTTGGCGAGCCTCGAACACTGGCCAGCCTCTTGAGAAGCGCAAGCTGAATCTCAAGCTGCACCCCCGCGGCATCGTAGACGAGGGCGACGGTCCGAAAGGATATACGCCCATTGACTTGGTCATACGGGCTAACGGGTGTGATTTTGACGAGGCGCGCAAGTTCCTAACGGACCGTCTATGGGAGCACGACAAGTACATCAAGATAAGCGCCGTCACTCAGATAGTCCCGCATGAGCCGAAAGAGGTCGGATTTGAAGCGCAGCTTGAGGCGCTTACCCACTGCAATGGAGTGGTGAACCAGATAATCAATTGGGTCACCGAGACATCTCGCATTCCTAACCGTATCCTCGCGCTCGGAACCGCGCTCGCCACGGTCGGGACACTTATCGGCCGGCGCGCGCAAGGGCCGACCAAGAGCGCAACACACCTATACGTCATCGGGCTGGCGCCGACCGGGAGCGGTAAAGACCGGCCGCTGAAGGCAACAGACGCCCTATTCGAGGCTGCTGGCGCCCTCCACCATGTCGGGACATCCGGCGAATGGGTGTCGATGCAAAGCCTGATGAACGACGTGCAGGCGCATCCGTTGGCTCTATTCCGCCAAGACGAATGGGGGAGCTTTCTTCGCCGCGTCAATGGGCGGAAGGCGAGCGGGTTCGAGCAGTCGATCGGAAAGGGCTTGCGGGAACTCTGGTCAACGTCTTTTGATAGGTACTTGCCGCCGAGTTCCGCGGCGAAAAAGGCAACGCCCGTTAACAGCCCTGCGGTTTCCGTCCTTGCCATGTCTACGCCCAAGGAATTCTATACCTCAATCCGAGGCGCAGACATTGAAAACGGGTTCCTAAATCGCTTGCTTATCCTCCGTTCTGACCGCTTTGTGCGCGCCGTAACACCGGGCGAAATAGAAATTCCGTCCGGCCTCGCCGCGGCGTTGCAAGAGCTTTACCTATGGGGTGGCACGGAAATCGAAACAGCAGGCCTCGCAAGCCCGGACTATGAGACGCCGCCATTCTATATCGAATGGGAGTCGCCAGAGGCAAAAAAGGCATTTGACGATTTTGCCGAGTTCACGCGCGAGCGAATGGCGGTGGATACGGACATAGCGCCGTTCTTGTCGAGGACGGCCGAAAACGCGGTGCGGATGGCGACCATCATGGCGGCCGGACGCTGGGGGCCTGGGTGCGCGGTCGACACGCACGACATGCTATGGGCACTCGACGTGTCGAAAAATTGCACCGAGCGCGCGATTGCGGATGCAGCGGCATCAATGAACAAAGAGCTTTCGCATAGCGAGGTCTATGGCCGCATCCTTGAAATGATTGCGGCGAAGGGTGGCAAGCTGTCCCGGCAAGACCTGATTGCCGACCTCGGGCCCTCGGTGCGGTCAAAACGGGAAATCGACCAAACGCTAGAGCTTCTATATGAGGGCGGGCGCATCAAGTGGTATGACGTTTCAGGTGACAAAAAAGATATCTGGTATACGGCGTAAAAAAAAGGCCCCTTCAAGGGGCCTTTACTCTTTCGCCGCTTTCAAATGATGACCTTTAGGCCATTCAGAGCGGAACAGTTCAGCCTCTTCTTTGGTTTCGTACCGCGCGGCAAGCCGCTTATCAAGCGTGTAGTATCCTGGCAAGCCAGCCCTGGCGTGGAACATGCCGGTAGTTAGGATGTACATTCAGCCACCTCAACATTGTGGTCGTGCCAGCACCATTGGACCTGACCCGAGTTATGCATGGTAAGCGCAAGCGCCTTCGCTTCTGCCTCAGACGAAGCAGTGACAGACACCTCGATATCGGCAGACCCGTAGACTAGATATTTCTTCATTGCTTCTCCTATATGCCTTCCGGCATCCATCCGATTGAAAATGCGCTTAGAGCCTTCTTTTCCGTCTTAGGTATCACCATCCGAACATTGCGCCGGCACGGGTCGCACTTGCGCACGCGACTTGACCGAAGCTTGGTGAATTGGTCGCCGCATTGCATGCACTCGCGCGTCACCTCCACATCGGGCTTTGGCTTCCACTTAGTCTTTTTAGCGCATTTCCATTTGCATTTAATGGAATGGAATTTCTGACTGCGACTCTTTGGCGCAAACAACGCACCGCAACAGGCGCAAGGCTTCTCGGGCAATTGGTTTCTAAGCGCGTGTGCGATGGAATGATGGTGCACCCCAAAAATGCGGCCGACTGCCCGCAGCGACAGGCCGCGCGCGCGCAATTCCAACATAACATCTCGTCGCGCCTCGGTCGGAGTCGCGCTCCTCGCCGCAGAGGCTATCAGTTCCGCCGCGGTTGGCAGGGCTCGGAAAGTAAGCACGGTCAGACTCCATCGTCTAATTGCAGGTGTTCGGTCGGCACGTTCTCATATTGCGGGATACCGTGTTCGCGGTAGTTGTCCCATTTCACGGACGACTGGCAAGGGCCTGGGGTATGCACGGTCCCGAGGCCGAGCGCTGTCCATCGGGTGTCGAAAACTCGGTCACCTTTGTTCATAGGGGCACCATCGTTTCTCCGCACAATGGACATCCGCTCGTCAAGTCTCTGATATGCCTTATGATGCCGCAATCTTCGCAGCGGTACCATCGGTTGCGATACAAGTTGACGATTTCAGCGGTGTTCCGCACCTCCTTCATTGTCGCGTCATCCGTGTAACGGCCGGCGTTACGGCGCGCTAAATCCCAAACCATGTCCATCAAGCAGGCCTTTGACAGCTTTTCAATTTCTCCCTGAAATTGTTCGGGAACAAAGACGGGGGGCCTTTTCATCACATCACCATCAGGTTATTGGCGACTATGCCCGAGTACAGGGCGACCATGCCGACGACGTACCGCAGTCGCGTCTTGCGCGAAGCCAAGACGGGGACGGCCACGGCGAGCACGGCGAGCTTGATAAGCCACCAATTGGCGCCGAGGTGTTCCATGGCGAAAGCCATAATCGGGTTACCTTCGACCGCGTTGCCGGACGAAAGGAAAGCATTTGTGGTCGCCACGTCGAGGCCTTGAAGCGCCACAAGGGCGAGGATTAGGGCGGTTTTCATCAAAACCTCCATCCGTGTGCGTGCAAAAACTTGGCGTTGCGAGTGATAGCCTCGGGCAGGGTGCGCAGGGCCTCGTCGGCCACGGTGCGGGTAGAGGCTATATAGTTGTTTGCCGAATTGGCGTGAAAGCGAACCCCTGCAACATCCCAATTGCCGGTCTCAGTTAGCATCGCGACGATGCCGGCAAGCTGCCTTTGGGCTTCTCTGGCTATTGTCACCTTGTTAGGTCCGCGGCTCATGGTGGTCACTCCTTCTCGACTAGCGTGGCGCGAATGCCGCCCATTGCAAAGCAATTGGTGTAAGCAACCACGTTGCCCTCGATTCCGGTGACGCGGGCAATGGCGCGCGACCATTCGGTGCGGCGCTTGCCAACGGTCAGGCCGTGCTCGGTCGCCCAACGCTCCATTTCGTCCCACGACTTGGCCTCGATTTGGCTAGGGACTACGTTCAGGCGGTCGTCGTAGATAGTGAATGACATGGGGAACTCCTTTTTTGTTGACGGCCGCACCTTACGGCCGCGCTCCTTAATAGTCAAGCCAAATTGCTTTAACACCTAGCGTCTTAATAAACGCCTTGTGCGCCTCTTTTTCAGTACTTGTTAGCCGCGGGGGCAGAGGCGCCGGGCGAGGCCGTACAGGGGCTTGTTCGATAGGCGCCTCAGTGACGCGGGATAGCCCAAAAGACGCCTGGGTGGGGCGCCTAAGGCGAATATAGACGTGCGCCAACAGGATTGCGTCTTTTAGCGCGCCGTGCACCTTTCGGTCGGCCTCTATTTTGTACTTTTTGGCCAATTGGTCGAGGCTTGTCGGCGCCAGACTCATGGTGTCGAACCATCCATTTATTAGCGGCCGGCCAACCTCTGCCTCGATGAAAGACCGGTCGAACCGGGCATTGTGGGCGACACATGGCGAGTCGCCTATAAAGGTCAAGAAATCGGGCTCAACGTCCTTCCAGGCGGGTTCCCTGAAAAGCCGGGCTTGGGATAGCCCGTGAACCGCGACGGCCTCACGAGGCACGTGGCGTTGCGGATTGATATGCCGGTGAAATGTGGCACCGAGGCGCTCCCGGTCCAACACCTCGACACAGCCGACCTCGACCATGCGGTGGCCTTCCGCAGGATCAAAGCCGGTTGTTTCGGTGTCGAGAACGATTTCCCTCATGTGGCGATTAAATAGGCCAAGCCTATGAGGCTCGACACCAGGAGGGCGGCGACAATCCAAAGAACGATATCTGTCAACATGTTAGAATCCCTTTCTTCTTGCTCGGAACTTGGACTTAGGTGGCTCGACGACCTTCTCAAAGTAGGTTTTTTCGAACGCCTTTTCCACCTCAGGAAGGCGTTCACGCATAAGGAACTCTGGGATTCCGTTAGCGTCGCCGGACCCGGTGCAATCCATACAGACTATTGTTCCCATTTCTGTTTCCCATGGGGCCTTGTGCGGCACGAAGCCCGTGCCCTGGCATGTCTCGCAAATCATGGCCGCACCTTGCGGTCGAGGGCCGACCGTCCCGGCAAAGGGTCCCCAAAGATGCTTTGAAAATGCGAGTATGCGTGGCGCTTCTCGGCGACAACCTCGGGGGGCGGGATGGGGTCAAGGTCAATTTCACTCGTTAGGCTCAGTCGATAGGCTTCCTGACGCGCATTGTGGACCTTGTTTCGGCATATCCGAGAACAGAACAGGCGCTTAGTGCCGCCCTTAGCCTTGAATTCAAACGCGGTTTGACAACATTCGCAGACAATTTGCATTTCGTTCTCCTCTGTTGAGGCTTCCTTAAATGGTCGTTAGCATTACTTTGTCAAGCGTCAGAAAACTTTTTAATGCGCTTGTTGACGCGATAGGGGGCGACCGTGCACAAAAGGATACAACAAAGGAAAACTTATGAACCTGTTCCCGAAAGCGGCGTGCGCGGTAACTGAAATAAGGCAGCACCCTGCCTTCCTCTATTACAGCACGTCGAGGCTTCAAGGGCAGGAATACAGCCAACTAACGCTCATGAAGGCCTTTGCGGACTTGGTCGACCGGAACCCCGGGCGCTACGCCAACGGACTTAGCCTGGAAGCCTTTATATCTGATTTCCCGAGTCACCCGGTAGCTATGGACGCACTAGAAATACTCAAAAAGATGCGCGTCTATAAGGTGGCCGAGGACGTGTTGCTTCCGCTTAAGGTTTGGAAGCCTAAAGGGCACCGAACGGTAACATGCATAAGCCTTCCCACTAGCGTCCTTAACAGCCTCAAGCAAGCAGCTTCCGAGCGCGAAATCAGCGTTTCGGCCCTAATCACCCAACTATGGAGCGACCAATGCAAGGCATGATTATTCTGACCACGCTTGCCGGCAAGGACTTATTCGTCAATCCCCGGCGCATCTATGCCATCCAGGACAAGACCTCCCATTCGGTGGTTTTCGCGGGCAGCGAGTCGTTTGTCGTCGCCGAAACTCCGGGAATGATTTTCGACCTTTACGACGGGATTTCCTGAGGTGGAGCAGGACATTATCGACCGGATTTACGAGTTCGATATCGAATGCCTTCCGGCCGATTGGAAGGTGGCGCTGCGCCAGCTTCTCGACGACTGCGCCGCAGAAATCGAGGAATTGCGCGAATGAGGGCGCCGTTACCGCCAGTAATCGACAACCGACTGACGGAAGGCGACGAGCCCTTTAACGGCACGGTTGCGGAAATCAGTGTGCCGAATCCCTTTGTTTTGGGAATGCACGTCACCGCGTCAATATCGCTGCGGGACGACCCGCTAGCGTGCTTGTACGCAAGGGGAGGGCTGGAGGTATGGCAGTTCGTCACCGGGCGGAAACTCCAAGAGTGTTTCGAAACTGTAGAGGCTGGACGTCTAAAGGCTTTTGACCCTACTGCGATACACATCTCTTGCGGTTCCTCGTCAAGCTTCGCGATAGAT